GATTCTTCTATTACAGAACCTTCATTAAAAGATGTTGATACAATTTCAAAAGGTAAATTTTGTCCATTAACAGATTTATTAAATGCATACACAGGTACGTCCACACTGTTAGCATTGATTCTGTATTGGCTGGTTGGAACAGCATCTATGTTTTCTGATTTAACAGGATTTCCAAATTTTTCATTTTCAGCCAAAGAGGCATTTAAAATTTTAATAAATTGTTCATACCAGTTGGTATTGCCTGCATCATTCCAACTCACAGTTTGTCCGCTTAGATTCAAGTTGTTGCTGTCCACAATATTTTCAGTTGTGCTGATGCCTACTATTTTCATCAAGCCATTTGCACATTGATTTCTTGTTGGATTGTAACTGATCAATCTTGCCAGTCTTAATATTGAATCTCTTCTGTCTGCTGTTTCTAAAAAATTCTCTCTTGCATTCAAGTCTGTTCTGAAAGCCAGATTTTGTCCTAGGTATGCAACCAAATCTATCAGTGCTAGATATTCTGATGATTCGATATAATCATTGAAATCTTCTGGATAATTCTGTCTGATGTATTGAACCATTGTTCTGCGAATGGTATCAAAGTCGTAACTTTTGAATTCCGCATTTTTGTAAGACTGATATACTCTTTTCCAGTCTTCTGCCAACAATAATCTGTTTTGTCTATCTGTGGATGACATTGGTTTCCTTTGTTATCACATTATTTATTTGTTTATATAAACAGAGCATTTAATTCAGTAACCCATTATTCTCGTCAAATGTCAGTCTCAATTTCTCAGATACATTATATTTGAGGTATTGCAGTTCAACTTCTATTTGTAACCCTGACTCAAACGGTGTTATTATCACAGTGTCTGCTTTTATTCTGGGATCACTGTCAATTATTTTGATCACATCATCTTTAATTGCATCTTCTAGATCAGGTGTCAAAGGATCGTGTATCACGTCCCATATGATTGTGCCAAATTCAGGATTTTCAAGTTTCTCACCCTGTGATATGTGAAAATGGTTTAATAGATCCTGTTTGATTAATCCAATGTCATTTAGACTGAATGTAGTGTTGTCTGGATTCACAGTGCTTATGCCTCTGTACATTCTTTGTGTAGCAGGAGTCTTGGCTGTTTGAGCAGATGTAACTGTAACCTCTTTATATAATTTTTTGTGTGCCATAATGATATTTAACCAGCAAATACTTTGCCACTACCAGTAGCGGTGTGACCACAAGTTGCCGCGTCTCCTTCCCTGCATATTAATATTGAATTTGCTTTTACTTTTGCACTGCTACCGCTCATAGTGGCATCACAGTGTGGAGGTATCGGACAAGGTGCATGTGCCTCAACTGCCGCTCCAACAACAACAATTGGTACTCCTTCCACAATAACTTTTGGTGCTAAATTACCAACTATTGTGCCTACTGCTGTGTCTACTGTTACTCTACTAACTCCTGGCATTATGTCCTCGCATTTTTAAATGTGTCTGGAATATTGATCGGTTCTGCAACCACAATATTCTCTTGTTCGCTTCTGTCTGTTTTAGCCAATGCAACTGCCATCGGATCAAAATTTTCATGATGGCTCCATGGCTCATGTTGTGGTACACGTTTCATGATGCTGTCATTTGCTTCGCCTGGAAGGCTCCAAGCCGCTAACGGCGGTACCGGTGTTGCGACAGCAATGCCACTGGCTAGATTTAATAACCCACCAACGTCTAAATTGATATTGCCACCAGCATAATGATTGGTTGTGCCTCCAACTGTGATTGTTTGTGCACCGCCCACTTCCACAGTTTGTGCTCCAGTGGTCAACAAGTTGTGTGTTGTGGATTCTTGATTCACTGTGGCACTTTTTAAATTGATGTCTCTACCTGCTTCTAGATTGAAATCTCTATCTGTTTTAAAGTTGAAATCTCCTTTGCTGTGTATACTCACAGAATCTTGTGCATAAAAATCTATTTTTCCATTGGCAGTCATTTCAATCCATGCTGTGCCGTTGGCATTGGCAATGTACACCAAGTCTTCTGAATTGTGCAACAACAACTGATGTCCTGTACGTGTTCTTATTCTAAACAGTTCATTGTGAGGAGTATTTTTATCGCCTTCAATCACACCCTCACTGGTTTCAACATCCACATATTCCATTGGACCATCTTTGGCTTTTGTTTTTCTAATAAATTTGTCATCACCATCATCCATCACAAATGATGTACCGCCTGTACGTGCAGTTGCTATGGGTTGATTTTGTGTGAACACTTTGTCTATGGGTCCTGGTGTGTTTATGCCAAACACTGAAGAAGGCACTTCACGTCTAGCACTGGAAGTGGTTAGTCCTCTGATTTCATCTGCTATTAAACCTTGATTGTCCAACACTGCTTTAAATAATCTATTGATTGGTTTTTTAATCATCAAAGGTTTGTCTGCAGGACGGTCAGCAAATTTTAATTTGTTGTGTTCACCCACAGGCATTTTTTTGCCTCTGATGTCTGCATCTGCAGGATCTTCTTGATGTTCGGAATCTGTTGTGTCTGTGTTTGTCATGGCAGGCGTTGATCCTGGAATCATCACATTCATTAATTCTTGTGGAATACAACCAATCCAGTATGCTCTGTTGATGTTGCCTTCTATAAACATCACCATCACTGTGTTGCCCACATCAGGTGGCACAAACCACATGCCGTAACTCTGTTGACTGTCTCTGGCGTCTTTGTTTTTGTTCAATCCTGCCACGTTGGTTGTGCCGTAGAACGGACTGAGATATTTTGCTGTGATGAATTGTCCTGTGGTAGTGGCATTGCCTGAATCCAATGTTTTAACCAATTCAACTTCGATTGCACCACTGTATTTGGGATCCAACACATTTCTCACAATGGCTTCAAAAGGTCCTTGATTTGATTTAGGATCTATTGAGTGTGATTTTCGTGTGTTTAAATTTTTTGCCATTAGTCTTTACTGTTCTTTTTTTGAACTTTTTTCTTGTTGCCAGAACCTTCCGTAGCATTCAATGTCATGTTGGACTGTCTGTTTATTCTCAATGTTTGCTCAAACTTACCTTGTTGGAAACTGCTCACGATTGTTTGAACTTGATATACGCCGCTGAATTCACCCAATCTAATTGTTTCTCCTGCTCCATTTTCGTATGCTCCACCTTGAGGGAAAATTAAATTATCACCACCTGGTTGATAATCAATTGGTGTTTGAAAATTCATTTCTATAAAACAATAAGTGTCTTGATAATTTATTTCTCCTCTGCCGTTACCATTATTTTTTTGAGTGGCAGAAGTTGTGGCATATGGTCTAGGATCCACAAAAAATCTTGTGGGTTCATCTGAATTCATCATTGCACTTGCTGGTAGGAAATAAGGATCACCGATTATTGTTAAATCCATTAGAATCAAATCCGATATTCCACCATTGATGATTCTATCATTCATGGCTCTAGCAACTTTTAATTCTACACTTTCATTTTCTGTTCCGTCACCCGTTTGAGTGGCTTGAGGTTTTATTGCTCTAGCACTTATCGAGCCTGCTTTATCTTCCTTGGAATCTACTATATCAAATACAACACTAGGTGTAGCAGTAGCATTCTTTTCGATGCTCTTATTACCTCCTGCAGATGAAGATGACGAACTTTTATAAAGATTTTTAGGCAGTTCATTGTAAAAACCAAAATTGTAAGTTAGATCAAAATCTAATACATCTTTGTTCAGTCCAGTGTACAAATAATTGTATCCTTTTACAATGTTTTGTCTAACTACCGAATAACCTGATGGCAAAGAAGTATCATCATCAAATATAGTGTCAGGCACTTGATAAGGCACTATGCTGAAAACATTTAATCTAGGATGAACATTTACTTGCTTTTTGAAAAATTGATCCTGCAGTTGAAAACATTTGGTTCTGACTCTGAACCAAGGATGTTTACCTGGCTGTTTGTTTTTCATTTCGTCCGGATTTTTTGTTAAATTCTTAGCATATTCACTCAACAGTATCACCGTTTCAATTATGTCTGAAACCCGAGTACCTTTTTTAAAACTCAGAGTCATCTGTTTCAAATCTAAAGTGATACCATCTCTAGTAAAAGTTTTTTTGCGTTTGTCGTATTTTTCTTCAAAATTAGGAAATCTTTTACCAATAATAGCCATGTTGTTTTCATTGATAGCCATCTTTGATGCTCCAATCTCGTTGCCTAAAAAAGTTGCGTTTGGTCCTTCACCATCAGTTTGAAACACTCTTACTCCTTGTCCACTTGTACCAGTGAATTCATTGGTCACTCGCACATCTTTTCCCAGCAGTGTTTCCACAACTATGTCTCTTTTTTCAGTGTTAAAGTAGTAATCACCCTGTTCACCTGTAGACCATCTGTCAGCAACTATGGCCCTATCTTTCAAAGTTAATTTTCTCTGTTCTTCTGTGTATTCAATTTGTGAGTTCTTAGGAAAATATATTACATAATCATCCTGTGCCACTGTGGCAAGTTTTTCTTTTTTCTTGGCTTTTTTGTCTAAGTCTTCGCCTTTAAAATTTAATT